GCGTTTGAAGACGGGACAACTGCTCCCGATATAATGTTATTTCCGTACAGGAGCGATCCTGCAACTGGTTCACGAATGCCATCTATGTCTACTGGTGGTGCTGCAATGAATGCAATGATGAAGCAGGTTGTAGCTGCTAGTAATGTTGGAATCATTAGGACTCCGAACCAACCAACATACAGTCGGTTGTTAGTACTGGTTACCCAGTCACAAAAGTCATTCCAAATATTCTGTTGTTTTTGTAGCGTAATTGTTGCGGTCATTTAAGTAATAGTTCATGTGTGTTTGTTCTAGTAAGTAAGACCATTTTAAAGACTTGGCTGTCTAAAGCTAGGGAGGGAATTGCACCCTCCTTTAAATCTATTTAGCTATTAGAAGCTGTACTTGACTCCGAGTTTAGTACCGTAATCATTTACATCATCAAAGGTTGCAGCTACTTCTCCATATACGGATAGGCGCTCTGTTGCTTGTACTGAACCACCCAGCTTACCGGTTAGTTTAGTTTCTTCTTCACCACCATCAGGTGCAAAGATTGAAGGACCAGCTTGTACATAGTATGAAGCTACATCATTTCCTGATTCATATCCCAGATGGAAATCTGTAACATGTCCATTAAAATTAGAACCACTGAAGCCAGCGTTGTTCTCAACGTTTGCATAAGGACCAGCAAGTACAGGGGAAGCAGCAAACAAAGCAGCAGGGAGGATAGCAAAAATTTTCATTGTAGTTTAGTTAAAAAAGAATAAGTGTGTTTTGTCCTATTACCATGAATACCCCAACCTAACCAATGGTAAGCAGCATTCATGTAATAAGGTATTGTTTGATGAGGAGTTTGGAAAGATATTAAATCATCTCTAAACTTCATCTCATCAATTAGATAAGCAGTTTGACATTCCAAACTACTTGGATCAGCGTTACGTTTAGCACAAAAAGTACCAAGACCAAGGTAACGATGTTTTGAAGTCCATTGTATTAAACCATAACCTCCACGAAGACAGCGATCATAAGGTACAATTGCACCGCCTTCGCAGATGTTAGGTTTAAATGTAGACTCTTGATAGATGTTACCCAGAATGACAGCAAGAGCAGTTCGATCTGTCACACCAGCAGAAGTCTGTAGTTGTTCTAGAACGTACTGCTGTTGCACAGTACATTGTGGGCATTCAATCATTTTTTCTTAGCAGTTTTAGCGGAGCGTTTAAAGTTGGCAGCAGTGGGAGCACCTTTGCTTCCAGGCTTACGCATCTTTTCATTTGAACCTTGTTTAATACGCATGCGTTTAGCATGAATATTAGCGTAGAGACCTTTCTTAGCCATTACTTTTTAGTACCTTTTTTTGTACCTTTCTTAGGTGGTCTACCTTTCTGTGATCCGTAAGTTCCTTTACCTTGTGGCATTACCATACTCCAGGGATAATTTGTCCAGTCAATGCATACGCTCCTAGCGCAGCCATGACACCTAGCATAGCTAGGCGGCCATTTAGTTTCTCTGCTTTGTCGTTGTGATTCACAGTGTAGGTTTCGTCAGTGTACATAGTGGGTTCTTTTGCGAAGAGGTTTTGTTGTCCGTGATCGTTGGTGGTAACAGTCATTAGAATTCTAGGTCAGAGTTTTCAAGTTTACGCATAACGTCAGAACGATATGCTGGATCACTATCATAACGTTTGTCACTCATAGCTGCTACAAGTTCTGATTGACTACGGAATGAATTATCAGCAGCTTGTGCTGAAGAACGTCCTGTCAATAGCTGACCTTCTTTACCAACAGCATCTGTATATTTACTGTTCAATGCTTGTACAGCAAAGAAGATAGCATTAGAATTACCATCAGCCATCACTGCATCATACATCTCAATTTCTTGTTTAGATAAAGAGTCGCCAGCCCAATGCAGCATATCTTTATAAGTAGACTCACCACCAACCATTTCAAACAATTGATTAGCTTGTTCTTCAGTCAGTTGATTGTCATTACTTTCTTTTTCTTGTTCCTCTTGCTCTTCAAGTGGTGCATCTTCTGCCTCACTTTCTTCACCGACTTCTGGTTCTTCACGTGGTTCTCCAAGTTTCTTTTGGAGTTGCAAATAAGCTTGTTCAAGAGATTGTGTGTCTTGAAACTTACCTGCTAGCAGTTGCTGTTGTTGCCCTTCATTAGCCTCGGCAACAGCGAGAGACTCTTGTTCATCAGCGTTAAGTTCTGGCTGATCAGCGGGTGCATCATTAAGTGTTAGTGTTTCGCTCATTGCATTGGTGGTTGTTGTTGTTGTTCTTGTTGCATCATCTGTGCTGCAGCTTGTTCACGTTTCTGATCAACAGCAGCCATCTGTGGTTCTTGTTGTTGAGCCATCATCTGTTGTTGTTGTGCCACAGCTTGTTGTTGTTCTTGTTGTATCTCCTGCATACTCTTAACAAGATTCAATACATCAATACCAGATGCTGCTGCCAAACGTTTGACAACTTCTTCTGGATTAATAAATTGTTGAATAGCTTCTGGACCCATTGTTTGAGCAATAACTTGCAGGAATTGACCAAGACTTTCTCTGTCCTGTCCACGTCCAAGGGCATTGATACCAGCAACAATTGTAGGTTTTACAATACCACCTTTTGGTAAACGTGGAATCTCACCTGTTTTTTGTGCAACATTTAGTTTACGATTTAGATAAGGAACAAGGAACTCAACAGTAAGTAAACTGAATAGTCCACCAAGTTGTTGTTCTAATTCCATCTGAGTCATACGTACTTCTTCAGCAGTAGTACGTTCTGATTGTCTTACATTAAGTACAAGGAATGCTTCACTTAATCTTTGACTTAAAGTACCTACCATTTGATAAGCAGTTTGAAAGTCAGCTGTTTTACCAACTTGTACAACACCAATATCATCAGGTCGACCCTGAATAATAGCACCATTGCCAGCAGCTGCAAGCGTTGATGGTTTGGTCGTACTGCTTGGTGAAACAGTAAACACTATCTTAGCAGCTGCTGCGCTGCCTTCAACCAGTGCTTGTGACAGAGCTTCAAGTGACTTGAGATCACCAATGAATTCCTCTACCCTACCACGTCCATAAACCTCTCCGTCTACATGATTAAAGCGTAGCACAAGCCAGGGGTTTGCGTCAATAGGTGCTTTACTCATTGACTTAGATAAAATTTGATCATCTACTTCCTGATGCCAAACCCAACGATTATTGTCTCTAGTACAATGTGTGTAAACATCACATTCATCATCATGACGTGATGAGTTATCATTTGGTGTGTTAGGTTTAGGTTCCTTGTATTCAGGGTAATTTTTTTTAATTACTTTTTTCGAGATTGTTTCTTTTGTTACAATTTCAATAACATTACCGTTACCATCTCTATCTACTACATATCGGTTTAAGGGATAGAGCTTAAGCCCTTCCTTACCCATAAAGATAAGAGCATTACCAGCTACTACAAGATGCTTTAATGCTTGATGAACGACAACACGATCACTAGAGGCTGCAATAGACTCCATGATGGTGCGTTCAACTTTAGCAAATGACAAGTCAAGTTCTGATCTAATCTGTGGTCCTAATTCTTCAGGCAAATTAATATCGTTAACCTGTAGCTTAAAGAAACTGGTTTGTGGAGGTAGCAATGCAAGCATTAATTTACTTGCAAGCGTCACCACACCTTTTGCGCCTTGTGATTGCCACGGTGTTGTGAGTTTTAGTGAGCCTTTAGTATATGTCTCATCCTCTCGGATAAGATAAGGTAAAGTTAGATCTGCTGCTTGTCTAGCAGTATTAAGAAACTGGGAACGGTCTGAAGACAATCTGTCATAACGTTTTTTAGCAGTCATTAGACGTTCAATGTGTTAGTTGTGTTTTGAGAGTTTGTACCTCCTAGTATACCTGCAAGAGCATTTGCAGTGACAGGATTAATTTGCAATTTTCTACGTTTAAATCCTTGTGTACCACCAGTGCGTGGTGTTTCTGAAGAACCTGCAATTTGCAGTGCACCCATTTGATTTGATCGCGCTTGATTTGATTGGAAAGTGCGTTCAGATAACCTTTGATCCGAAGCAATTTTATTTAATCTAGCATCCTGTTCAATCCTTAGATTATTTAAAAAGTCATCTTGTTTTTTTGTTAACTCTTTATAACGTTCGTCATTTAAATAAGATCTTGCACCACTAGCAAATTGAAACCCTTGCTCATTACTTGTTCTAATTAAATCTTCAACAGACATACCGTCTGCGCGTGCCTTTTGGACAGCAGTTAATCCAGCATGTGTAGTCGACCCACTGTTGACATATTTTCTAAAAAAGTCAGGAGTGTCCATATATTTTTGAGCACCTGCCCCAAAAGAAAAACCTTGGTTTCTAGAAGCACTTCTGATTTGGTCAAGACTCATCCCAGCAGCTTCAGCTTTTTCTATAGCACTTAAGCCTGCATGTGTAGTTGATCCACTGTTGACAAATTTTTTAAAAAATTCAGGACTTGAATCAATAAAATTTTGAGCACTAGAACCAAAACCAAAGCCTTGATTTCTTGATGCTGCAAGAATATCATTAATAGACATTCCTTTTCCTAGAGCGCTCTTTACAGCAGTAAGTCCAGCATTACCACCTTCTTTATAATATTCAGGTGAAACATATGTACGTAAAAAACTCATTTAATTTTCCTCCATATAATTAATGATCCATTCAACAACACTGCGTTGGCCGGATCTAAACATAATCTTTTCCATTGTATCGTCTGGTGTAGGGTTAACTGGTGGAAATGATTCTTCTAATTGATGTACAAGACCACGGGATTGCATCCCTAAGACTTCAAGCGTATTGGGGGAGGTTGACATTGCTATGCTCAAAGAACGCTGGCATCCGTGCTGCTTTAGTTGCGGAAAGTTCAGGGGCTTTCCCTTCATACATTAAGCGATCACTAGAATCCAGCCAAAATTTTTTATCCAAATATTTATCGGTAGTATTAATACCTAGGGGTTGCATTACCCAATTGATAGTTGCCTTCCTTAATTTATCAAGAGAAGGAGAGGCACTAAGGCCCAGCTCAGTGCATACAAGACTATTAGCCGCCACGTGGATTTGTTCATCTCTGCTTATATCCGCGCTGACCGTTCGCATTCCAGCGTCACCATTAAAGCGCATGAATGGTAAAAGAACGAAGAAAATTGCACGTTCGGCAACCATTGCTTTGAGGATCGTGTGATCAGGATGCGAAGTCCAAGCTTCCCTGAGCCGTAAAGCTTCCGATTCAGCTTTTTCGTCAACCCCGTAAGCATTGGCAATGTAACCAAGTGCCAGGTCGTGATTTTCCTCGTCGGTGATATTTGATTCCAATAACTCCCGCGATAGTTTTGGTACGTCGGTAGCCAATCCATCACGGATAAAATCTCCCACCGGTAGTTCCATATGTCGCAACGCAAGAGCACGGTACACCGTCTCTTCCGCTCCTGCCTTGCATAATCCGGCAGTTGTCTGGACTGGTGTCCATTTCCTTTTTCTGTTCAGTAGTTTTTCGTAAGGGTTCATTCTTGACAATCACATGTAATTTCTTCATTTAAAATGTCCTCCAAATAGTTATCTACTTCTGATTCATCTAATGCAGCATAAGCACTAGATTTATCTTGAGTATCACTCATCACTTGTAGTGAGTAATAGAGGCTTGTTTGCGGAGACCGTAGCCACTCTTCCACGAATGCATTATCGTAGGTTACTGAATCACTCCAAGAGTTGAAACTGTATCCATGAAGAAGTCCTGTGGCATCAAGCATTGTCATAATGCCATCAGCCACTCTTTTATAATTATCCCAACCCACTTCTGACGCAATCTCTACGTCACCATAGTTGTAAGTTTGTACTCCGAAAGTACCCGAGTCGCGATCGACTGTCTTCGAGATAGGTGGAGCGATTTCTGGTGTGCAAGTATAGCCATCCAGATCCACGCTTCGATAACTGCAACTGGCGGTTGGAGCGATAGCAAAGGCTCGAACCATATTATACTCGCGAGCGATTGTGGCTGCTTGGTTAATTCCTGAAGCAATTTGAGAG